CGGCGCTGGGCGGGGCCGCCGCCTATCTCGGCCGCGCCGCCGGCAACGCTTCATTGGGGGCGGCATGAGCGGGACGACGACGATCACGGTCGCGGGCGGCAATCTCTACGAGATCGCCGCGCGGCATCTGGGCGATGCGACGCAGTGGATTCGCATCGCGCAGCTCAACGGGCTGTCCGACCCTGTGCTGGTCGGGCTGGTGACGCTGGTGCTGCCGCCAGTGGACCCGAATGCGGGTGGCGGGGTGCCGCGTGTCTGAGGCGGTGACGGTGAGGGCGATTGCTCCGTTCGCGACGCTCGACGGAGCGCCGCTGCCGGGGCTGGAGCGGCTGGAAATCCGCCAGCCCGGCGCGTTCGAGGCGGCGTGCTTCGTCCTCGAATTCGCGATCGGCGCGGTGCCGGGCGGCGCGGCCTGGTTCGCGGGGCTGCAGGGCGGGGTAGTGACGGCGGGCATCGGGACCGGGCCGGCGCTGGTCGTGGGGCAGGTCGACAATGTCGCGATCCGGTTCGATCTCGGTGCCGCGATCCTGAGCGGGCGGGATCTCGCCGCGCGGTTGATCGACGCCGAGGTGGACCAGACCTTCTCGAACCTCACGGCGAGTGAGGTGGCGACGGGATTTGCCGGCGAGGCCGGGCTTGCCGCGAATGTGGACGCGACGAGGACGCGGATCGGCCAGTATTACGAGCTGGCGCATGCGCAGACCGGGCTCGGTCTGCATTCGCGGCACGCGACGCGGTGGGACCTGCTGGCCGCGCTCGCAGTGCGTGAGCGGTTCAGCCTTTCGGTGACCGGGACGACGCTGAATTTCACGGCGCCGCCGGCCGGCGCGCCGATGCTGCTGACCTATGGGCGGGATCTGATGACGCTGGGCTGCGATCGCGCGGTGGCGCTGGCAAGCCCGAAGGTGACGGTGCGGAGCTGGAACCCGAAGAGCAAGGCGGCGTTCAGTTCGAGCGCTGGCAGTTCCGGCGGGACGACGCTGATCCGCCCGAACCTGACCCAGGGCGAGGCAGAGCGCGTTGCGGCGGCGGCGCAGGCGGCGCTGGCCGCGCAGGCGGTGCGGCTGCAGGCGAGCATGCCGGGCGAGACGTCGATGGCGCCGGGAACCCCGATCCTGCTGCAGGGCACGCAGACCGCGCTCGATGGCGCGTATGTGGTGCGGAGCGTGGAGCGGGTGATCGGCGGGCGGATCGGGTTCCTGCAGCATTTCGAGGCGATGCGGGCGGCATGATGGAGCATTTCTGGAACGCGGTGAAAGGCCGGGCGGCGGCGCTCGACGGGCTTTCGGCGCAGGCGCGGTTCGCCGTGGTCGCGAGTTTCGATCCGGCCGCCTACGCGGCGCGGGTGACGTTGCAGCCGGAGGGCGTGCTCTCGGGCTGGCTGCCGGTGCTGGCCGGATGGGTCGGCGCCGGCTGGGGCATGGCGGCGCCGTTGTCACCGGGCGACCAGGTTCTGGTGCTCGGGCAGGAGGGCGACGCCGAACAGGCGGTGGTCCTCGGCCGGCTGTGGTCGGACCGCGATCCGGCGCCGCAGGCGGCGGTGGGCGAGTTGTGGCTCGTGCATCAGAGCGGATCGTTCCTGCGGCTGCGCAATGACGGGACGATCGCGATGAAAGCCGGGACGGTTTCGATCGAGGGGGATCTGATGGTGAGCGGAGAGATTTCGGACCTGAGCGGGACGCATGGCAGTCTCGATACGCTGCGGCGGGCCCATGACGGGCACACCCATCCCGATCCGCAGGGCGGTTCGACCGGCACGCCCTCGACGGTGGTGTGATGGCGGATCTCGCATTGACCTTCGGCGGCGACCTTGCCTTCGGCGATGGCGGCGACCTTGCTCTGGCCGAGGCGGCGGCGCTGACCGAGCAGCGGGTGCTGCGGCGGCTGCTGACCAATCCCGGCGGGTATGTCTGGCAGCTTTCCTATGGCGCCGGGCTCGGCCAGTTCGTCGGCGCGGCGGGGCCTGCCGCTGCTGCCGGCGCGCTGGCGCGGGCGCAAATGCGCGGCGAGACGCGGGTGGCGAGCGCGCCGCCGCCGCAGATCACGGTCAGCCAGGGCAATCCGGGCGGGCTGGCGATGACCATCGCCTATCAGGACGCCGCGACGGGACGGGCGCGGGTGCTCGCGCTGCCGGGTTCCGTCTGATCAGCACAGGGAATTCCGATGCAATTATCGCTGCAGAGCTTCACCGCCATGGTGGAGCAGATGGCCGCTGCCCTGCAGGGGGCGGCGAGCCAGGCGCTGGACCTGACCGTCGGGTCGGTCCTGCGGGCGCTGCTCGAGGCGAACGCCTCGCTCGGCCTCTGGCTGCAATGGATGATCGTGCAGGTGCTGCTGACCACGCGGCTAGCCACCAGCACCGGGGCCGACTGCGACAGTTTCGGCGCGGATTTCGGCTTCGCCCGGCTGCCGGCGGTGGCGGCCGGCGGCACGGTGACCTTCGCGCGGTTCGCCCCTGTGCTGTCGGCCTTCGTGCCGGTCGGCGCGACGGCGATGACCGCCGATGGCAGCCAGAGTTTCGCGGTGACGGCCGACCCGGCGAACCCGGATTTTTCGGCGGCGCAGGGCGGATACACGCTGGCGGCGGGTGTTGCCTCGATCGACCTGCCGGTGAGCGCGGTGGTGCCGGGGGCGGCCGGCAACGTGGTGGCGGGGGCGATTTCGCTGCTGACCACGGCGATCGCCGGGATCGACACCGTGAGCAACGCGGCGCCGATGGGCGGCGGCGTGGACGCGGAGAGCGATGCCGCGTTCAAGGCGCGGTTCGGCAACTATCTCGCCAGCCTGTCGCGCGCGACGACCGGCGCCATCGAGGAAGCGGTGGCCGGTGTGCAGCAGGGGCTGTCGGTGACGATCAGCGAGAATGTCGACCAGACCGGGGCCGTCAGCATGGGCAATTTCATCGTCACGGTGGATGACGGAACCGGCCATCCGCCGGCCTCGCTGCTGGCGACGCTGGGCCGGGCGGTGGACGCGGTGCGGCCGGTGGGCACGCGTTTCGCGGTGCAGGGGCCGAGGGTGGTGGCGGCGAACGTGTCGATGACGCTGGTGCTGGCGCCAGGGACGGTGCCGCAGGCCGCCATCTCCGCGGTGACAGTGGCGATCGCGGCCTATATCGGCGGGCTACCGGTGGGCGCGACGCTGCCTTACTCGAAGCTGCTGCAGATTGCCTATGACGCGTCCGACGCGGTGGTGAACGTGACCGACGCCCTGCTGAACGGTGGCACGGCCGATCTGGCGCCGCCCGCGTTCGGGGTGGTGCGGGCCGGCACGATCGGCGTGAGCTGAGCCATGAGCGGTTCGAATCCCCCCGGCAGCGCGGCCGACATGGCGGCGCGGCTGAAAATGGTCCTGCCGGCCGGCTGGTTCGCCGATGCGACGCCGGTGCTGGACCAGGTTCTCGGCGGGCTCGGCGCGCTCTGGGCCGGGCTTTACGCGCTGATCGGCGCGGTGCGGCGGCAGACGCGGATCGCGACGGCCTCGGGGCCGATGCTGGACATTGCCGCGCGCGACTATCTGGGCGGGCGCATCGTCCGGCGGGCGGGCGAGGCGGATGCCGCGTTCAGCATGCGGATCCGCGCCAATCTGCTGGCACCGAAGGCAACGCGGGCGGCGCTGGCGGCGGCGATCACCGCCGAGACCGGGCGGGCGCCGGCGATCTTCGAGCCCGCCAACACGGGCGATACCGGCGGCTATGGCGCCAACACGCTGGGGTATGGCGCGCGCGGCGGCTATGGCAGCCTTGCCCTGCCCTATCAGTGTTTCGTGACGGCCTATCGCCCGCTCGTGGCCGGCAGCGGCGCGTCCGGCGGGTTCGGGTACGGGCCGGGCGGGTATTCGACCTCGCCGCTGGCCTGGAGCGATCTCGCCCAGGATGTGGGGCTGGCCACCGATGCCGACATCTACGCAACCATCGCCGGCGTGCTGCCGGTCAATGCCATCGCCTGGACGCGGTTGCTGAACTGACGGGCGATCCCGCGCCGTTTTCATCCCTGCCGGCCGGCCGCCGCCCTGATGCGGCGGGTGCCGTCGCACGGCCTCATGACAAGGACATCTTCATGGACAGGACCATCGTCTATCCGGGGGCGATCCCGCTGGATACCGACATTCTGAACCTCAACCGCAACGTGATGGTCGCGATCGGCGCGCTCAATGAAGCGGTGCTCGGCGGCGGCATGGTCGCGGACGGGCTGGCCTGCACGCCGACCGTGCCGGCCTCGCTGACGGTGACGGTGGCGCCGGGATCGATCACCCAGCTCGGGCCGGTCGATGCCAACAGCTATGGCAGCCTGCCGCAGGATACCGCGCAGCAGACGGTGCGGATGGGCATCAATCTCGATCCGGTCACGTTCACCCTCGCGGCGCCGGCCAGTTCCGGCCAGTCGGTGAATTACCTGATCGAGGCGACGTTTTCGGAGGCCGACGCCGATCCGGTCGTGCTGCCCTACGTGAACGCCGCCGATCCTTCGGTGCCGTATTCCGGGCCGGGCAATTCGGGCGGGGCGCAGAACACGCAGCGGCTGCAGCGGGTTCAGCTGCAGGTCAAGCCGGGGGCGGCGGCGGCGGCGGGAACCCAGGTGACGCCGCCGGTGGATGCGGGGTGGGTGGGGCTTTACGTCGTCACCGTCAATTACGGGCAGAGCGCGATTACCGCGGCCGATATCGTCACGCTGCCGCAGGCGCCGTTCCTGCCCTTCAAGCTGCCGCAGCTGCGGCCGGGCTTCTCGCAGATGCAGGTGTTCGAGAGCTCGGGCAGTTTCGTCGTGCCGCCCGGGGTGACGCAGGCGAAGGTGACGGTGGTCGGCGGCGGCGGTGCGGCGGGATACCACGTCTCGATGCCCGGCGCCGGCGGTGGCGCCGGTGGGACGGCGATCGACATCGTCACCGGCCTCGTGCCGGGGCAGGTGGTTGCGGTGACGGTGGGCGCGGGGGGCGTGGCGCCCACCTCGCCGGCCAGTGGCGGCAATGGCGGCACGTCGAGCTTCGGCAGCTACATGTCGGCCACCGGCGGCACCGGCGGCGAAGGCGGCTCCGGCTCGCTGTTCGCAACGGCGGGCGGTGCCGGCGGTATCGGTTCCGGGGCGCGGATCATCCAGGGCGGGGCGATGGGCGGTGACGG